ATTCGACGCCAACGCCTGGAAGACCTTTAAGCTGCGACGATTCCAGCAGCTCCCTGGCGAGCCCGGCAGCCTGACCCTCTGGGGAGCCGACCCCGACCAGCACACGCTCTTCTCCGACCATCAGGCGAGCGAGAAACCGCACGAAGTCGAGGGGGGCGGCCGGCGCATGCACCAGTGGCTCCTCCGGCCCAACGTCGAAAACCACTGGCACGACAACCTGGTCGGCTGCCTGGTCGGGGCCAGCTACTTGGGCGCGGCACTGAGCGACGCGGCGCCGCCTCGGCGACGCAGGCGGCGAAAGATCCGAGTGAAACGGTCCTAACGACGAAAGGCACCAGACGATGAGCCAGAAGCAACAGGGCACAGGAGACAGGGGACAGGGGACAAGGAAGAAGAGGCGACGCGGCCGCCCGGCCGGGGCCAAAAACGTCCGCCGGGAGGTGGTGGAGCTGAACCCGCCGAAATGCCCGAGTTGCGGGCGGAGCGTCTCGGTGAACCTGAACACGGTCGCCGCGGCGGTGCACCACTACGGCGGGACGACGCGCGCCGGCGAGTCGTACGACCAGGTCGAATGGCGCAACGTGGAATGTGAGTGCGGCCAGCAGCTCCGAGTCCGGACGCCGGTGAAACTGACGAGGCATGAGGGATGAAAAACAAGAGCAAGACAAAAGCCTTCGCCCGGACGCTGGCCGCCCAGGCGAAGGCCATGGCTCAGGAGAAACCGCCGGTCGTGAAGCTCTCCGGCCGGCTGCGGAATGAGCGTTGCCCGTGCGGATCGGGGCTGAAGGCCAAGAAGTGCTGTTTTCGGCCGAAATCTTGACGCTGGAACCCCGGTTCTGAGGCCCAAATCCGCCTCCCCGTGCACCGGGAAACGCCGACAACTCTGTCTGCCGGGAAGGAGTCCCTCCCGGTCGAAACGCCTGTAGCGGGCTCTCCGGGCGTCTGAGGCCCTTACCCAGATTGACATTTAATCGGATACCGAATTTCCGCGCGCCGATCGGCCTCGCCCGGGGCCGCTCGCCGCCGGTACCATCCAATAGATCCTCCGACACCGGATCTACGCAGGCCGTGCGGGGCCGCACTCCCCGCCCGGCCTTTTTGATGCGCGTGCGGTGGCGGATGGCTCGGCGTCTGGATGAGATCCGCGTGCCCAGCGCTGCCAGGGCGTTTGGATGGCGCCCGAGAAGCGAGCCTGGCCCCTGAACCCTGGCCCCTGACCCCTGAAATGTCCGACTCCGACCAGCTCGGTAACCTCGAAGCGGTGCAGGACGCCGGGGCCAAAAAGGTCTCCACCGAGGGGCTCACGGTCGAGTTCGACCCGGCCGCCGTGTCCCGGCGCGCCGCCATCCTCCGCGACAAAACCGACCCGACCAAACGACCTCGGGTTGCCAGCATCGACCTCTCAGGCTTCTGACTCGTGCCCAACTCCAACGGCCACGCTCAGCTCGTCGATCCCACCGGCGCCCCCTTGCGCCGGTTCGGCTACGACGTGGTCGACGACTCCAAGAAGCGGCGTGCCCCCAGCCGCGTCAAGCTGATCTCCGAGGACAAAGAGCAGACCTCGGCCACCCGCCGCAAGCTGACGGCCACCGGTCGCGACGTGGTGCGCAACTACGCCCTGGCCGCGTGGATGCTCCGCCAACATCTCAACTACTGCTCGACCTTCCAGTTCCAGGCGGGCAGCGGCAACAAGAAGTTCGACCAACAGCTCGAGGAGTTCATCCAGCGGTGGGGTCGGCCGCTGAATTTCGACGTGGCCGGCCGGCACGGCCTCCGCCGCTACATGCGGCTCACCGAGGCCCGTCGCACGATCGACGGCGACGTGGGCACGCTGAAACTGTCCAGCGGCCGAGTGCAGGCGATCGAAGAAGACCGCATCCGTAACCCGAGCGGCACCGACGCACCGCAGCCGACCGAGCCGGAAAAGGTGACACACGGGATCTGGGTCACCAAGTCGGGCCGGGCGAAGAAGTACGCGCTGCACAACCGCGACTCGAAGCTGGGCGGCGGGTTCGAGTTCGATCGTTGGGTCCCTGCCCGGCACATGCTCTGGCACGGCTATTTTGATACCGGCCGATTTGACCAGGTCCGCGGCGTCGGCCTGATCGCCCCGGCGATCGCCACGCTCCAGGACACGTACGAGGGGCTGACCTACGCCACGGCGAAGGCCAAAATCGCCCAGATGTTCGGCGTCAAGGTCAAGCAGTCGCGGGAGCGGGAGGACGCGGCCGGGGACACGACCACCGAGGAGGACGACGACGGCAACCTGGACAAGTCGGCCACGGAAGTGGATTTCGGCAACCCGCCGTTCGTATTCGACCTCTGGTCAGACGACCAGGAAGACGTGGAGATCGTCGAATCGCAGCAGCCCGCCCAGCAGTTCCAGGATTTCATCAAGCTGCTGATCATGCTGGTGATGAAGTGCGTGGATCTGCCGTACTCCTGGTTCGACGAACGCCACAGCCATTACTCGGGGCAGCGGCAGGCGTGGGTTATCTACGACCAGTCGGCCGAACAGAAACGGGCCGACAACCGCGACTTCCTGGACTCGCTCATCGCCTGGCGTCTGGCCCTGGCGATCATCGACGGCGAGATCCAGATTCCCAAAAGCGTGTCCGTAAGCGACCTGAAGTGGTCGCTGATCGCGACCGCGCTGCCGTGGCTCCAGCCGCATCAGGAGGTGAAGGCGGAACGGGAGGCGGTGAAGGCGGGGTTCAGCTCGACGCCCCGGGTGTGCCGCAAGCGAGACGGGACCGACGCCTACGAGCTGGTCGACGAGGAGGAGAAGTACCTGGAGTACCGCGAGCAGAAGCTGGGCCGGTTCTTGAAACAGGTCGACGCGAGCCGCGGCCAAAACGAGCCGGCCGGCGGTGCCGAGACCGTCGAGGATCTCGAGTCGGTATTAGACCGCTTCGAGCTGTTGGCCGACCGGATGGAGGCACTGGCATCATGACGACGACGACCACCCTCGACGCAAGGAGCGGCAAGCGTGAATATCCCGCCTCCGCGCTATACCTTGATTGCGGGCCCCTCCAGCTCGGAGACGCTCCGGCCGAAGCCGACCGCATCCCCGTCAAAATGCTCATCCGCTCCAACGAGGGCGTCGAGCGGTACGGCGAGGCCTGGTACCACGACTTCTCCGGGATGCGCCGCAAGGCCAGCGTGCCGATCGACTACCTGCACGATCCCGAGCAGGTGATCGGCTACCTCGACACCTTCGAGCAAAAGCGAGACGGGATGTGGGCCTCGGGGTACTTGATCCCCTTTGACGACGACCCGATCGTCGGCCGCATCGTGCACCAGGCCCGGGCGGGCGTCCCCTACGAGGCGTCCATCTATTTCGGGGGGAACGGGATGCGCGTTGAGGAGGTGGGCCACAACGCCTCGGCCCAGGTCAACGGCAAGAACGTCAAGGGCCCGGCCGTCATCTTCCGCGAGTGGCCGCTCCGCGGCGTGGCCATCTGCCCCTACGGCGCCGACGGCCAGACACGTACCAAGCTCGCCGCGGGCGAGACCATTCGAGCAACCATCATCTCACGCGAGGAGACCTCGATGAGCGACACCCCCGAAGTACTCGAAAAGAAACGCGGCATCCTGGCCGGGCTGGCCGCGCTGCTGGGCCTGGGCAGCGACGACGCCGGCGACACCGCCGGCGGCGGCGATGCTGCAGCCTCGAAGCAAGCCAGCAAGCCGGACCAAGCGGATCCGCCACCGCCGCCCGCGGCGGCGCCGGCCGGAAGCGACGCGCAAAAGAGCGAGGGCCAGGCCGATGAACCCGCCACGCCGGAAACCCAGCAGGCCGCGGCCGATCGCGGTGATCTCAAGCGGTTTCTGGACGCCTTCGGCGACGCGGGCGGCCGCTGGTACGCCGAGGGCCTCGACTTCGAGGCCGCCCAGGCCCGCCGCATCGCCCAGCTCGAGGAAGACCTGGCCGCGGCCAACAAGAAGCTCGACGCGGTGAGCCAGCTCCGCGGCGAAGAGGAGCCCGCCCAGTTCGACGAGGCGGACCAGGACGATCCCGACGCCAGGGAGCGGCGACGGCTCTCCAACGCGCTGGGTGACAACCTCGGCCGCTTCGCCGCCGGGATGCGGTTCCGCAAGCCGGCCTACCGCGGAGGAAACGGCCAGAGCTGACCACCACGATCTCCCTGTCCGGTGTCGGAGACCAACGCCACAAGGCAAGACACGCGAATCAAAACCGGAACAGAGGAGACTCGATATGGCGATGCCAACCCTGTTGGACATCATCAAGCGGAACGGCACGGACGACGCCGTCGGCTTGATCGAAGAGGCCACCAAGGCCACCCCCGAGGTCGCACTCGGCGCGGCCAAAACCGTCAACGGGCTCAATTACCGTGCCCGAGTCCGGACCGCGCTCCCCAGCGTCGGATTCCGCAAGCACGGCTCCGGGAGTCCCGTCGTCAAAAGCACCTGGGAGCAACGGCTCTTTGAGTGCTACCTGATGAATCCGCCCTTCG